ATTTACCGATTTGGTAATTAAGTTAAGCAGCCGTTCTAGTGACTCCATTGTCGCTACAGGCGTGGTTATGCAGTTTAATGGTTCGGGTACTTCGCTCACTTTTCGCAATTTAGAAGGCGATGGGGCAACAGCCGCTAGTTACAACGGCACTACTGGCAGAATTGGTGTTACTAATGCTGCGACTTCAACCGCTAGTACCTTTGGCAACCTTGAAGCCTATATTCCAAACTATGCAGGTAGCGCAAATAAATCTTCTTCTATTGACTCGGTGCAAGAAAACAACGCGACTACGGCTTACGCAGATTTACACGCAAACCTATGGTCGAACACCGCCGCCATTACTTCTATTGCTTTGACTTTACAGACTGGCAGCTTCGTGCAACACAGCACGGCTTACTTATATGGGGTGAAGAATGTCTAATCCAACACGAATCGAAATCAACTGCGAAACAGGCGTGGAGTCAATTATCGAATTGACCGATGCTGAGGTTGCAGAACTTACCTATCAGGCAGAACTAGCAGCCGAGAAGAAGGCTGAAGAAGATGCCGCTAAGGAAGCATTGGAAGCAAAGAAGCTCGAAGTCCTTGCCAAACTAGGGCTTACCTCTGACGAAGTAGCCGCACTTCTCGCATGAGTGCAAAGTTATGCAAAGCGGGTCAACAGCTGAGAGAGCAGTTCGATGATATATACCCTCAGCGTTCCCGCAAAAGTGACGGATGGATTGGCGATGCCCGCCATTCACTTCGTCCTTCTGACCACACTCCTGACAAGGGAATTGTCAGAGCGATTGACGTTACAAGAGATTTATTTGGAGATGGACACCCTGACCTCATGCCTGACGTTGCAGACCAAATTCGGCTTGCCGCAAAGGCCGGAGACAAGCGCATCAAGTACGTCATATTTAACTCCAAGATTTGCTCAGCGAAATCCCTATGGCGTTGGCGCGCATATCGTGGAGTCAATCCGCATGTTAAACATTGCCATATTTCTTTTTCTAAAAAGGGCGACAACGATGGTTCGTTTTTTGAAATCCCACTACTCGGAGGAAAATAAATGAATATGAAAAACCCTACAGTCCTAGCCCTTGGAGCTTTCCTTGCAGCATGGGCAGCGACTGACTTTGCCCTAGATTACCGCGCAGTGCTATGGGCTGTTTGCTCAGGCGTCTTCGGATACGCGAGCCCTAAAAGATGAGCCAATCGGATTTCTTCACCCTTTACTTTGCCAGCCTTGGAATACTGGGTGGCCTAGCGGGCTACGTCATCACGCATTTGCTCTCTGAAATAAAGAGACTCAATTCGCGTGTCGATGAGATTTACAACATACTCCTAGACCGATAATAAAACCATGGCAGCTAAGAAGAAGGTCATAGACCTAGACACTTACAACGCATTAGACGCATGGTGTATCGCTCTCAACGAGTATTACAAAAGCCTACGCAAAGCCGGGTTCAATGAGGGCATTGCGCTCTTTATGATTACCGACCGCGAAAGCTTCCCTGACTGGATTCTGCCTACAGTCCCAAACCGCATTGATAACATTCCCTACGAGGATGACGAGGACGACGATTAAGATACTGGTCATTCCTGACATGCAGATTCCTCTTCATGACGAGCATGTCACACAAAATCTGATTCGCTTTGCCCGCACGTTCAAGGCAGACCGGACAGTCACCCTGGGCGATGAGATGGATATGACCGAGCTTGGCCGCTGGAGCGAGGGTAAAGCCGAATGGTTTGCTCAGACCCTTGGCGACAACAGAGACCTCACAGTGGAGACCTTGTGGGAGCTAGGCTGCACTGACATGATTCGTAGCAATCATACAGATAGATTGTATAACCAAATTTCCTCCAAGATTCCTGCTCTTGGCGCATTGCCTGAGCTACGCTTTGAGAAGTTCCTCAAGCTCGATGAGCTAGGAATTAAGTTTTGGCGTGATGAGATGCCGATTGCTCCGGGCTGGATTGCAGTCCATGGAGACCATACCCCTATCAAACCTCAGGGCGGTCTCTCAGCCCTTGAGGGGGCTCGTAGGCGGGGTAAAAATACTATTTCGGGTCACACGCACAGAGCGGGTCGCTCGTCCTTCTCAGAGGCCTCAGGAGGCCGAATAGGGCGCATCCTGCATGGTGTCGAAAGCGGTCACATCATGGACGTGTCACGCGCCAGCTATACCCATGGGGTGATGAACTGGCAGCAAGCGTTTTCCATCATCTATGTCAAGGGCAAGAATGTCCAGGTTGACCTGATTTACATTGAGAAGAATGGAACGTTCATGGTGAACGGCAAGGTCTATGGGCGAGTTCGCTAGTCCCTACTTTGAGGACGAAGACCCATCTCAAATCGTTATCAAAACGTTATCTAATCCAAGCCGAATCTGCTTGACTTACGTCTAAACCTGAGTAATTTAGGTCATGTCAGGTACTCCGAATCCCTGACAGAGATTAGGTCAAAATGTTAAGCACTACTACATCAAAAGTACGAGTTGGCCAGGTTATTTCAATAGATGGCAAACCACGTCAGATTATTGCAAAGCGTAAGGCGTTCAAAGCACCTGAGTATTTCATTACATTTATTATGAATAACCAGGAAATCACACACGTCTGCCATTCAAACAAAAAGTTTATGGTGGTCGCATAATGTCAAAGATGAGCGCATACCTTTTAGAGCTTGAAGAAGACTTTGAGCGTTTAACTACCACGTCAATGCAGTGGGATAAGGCTACCTGGAAAGAGCAGTGCCAGGATGGACGCTTCACAATTACTGAGTCAGACTGGGCTTTTAAATATATCTATTGGTTTGACGATAACTACGCGGCTGTAGTCCAGGCTAAAACAATCCTGGAAGAGCTAGGCGAAACATTCCGGGTTGTCTTGGATGACTTCACCGGTGAATGGACAATCATCACAACACATCAATCAATCGCATGGAGGGGCTAATGAATATCGACCACGCACTAATCGGGATGGGCTCGCTTGGGCTTATCTTTGGATTCTTATTAGGCTACGCAAAAGGCCATGAGCATGGCAAGATTGCCGGGCGCATTGCCTACCGCAAAGCACAACGAGTCATCGAGCAGGTTGGGCGATGAACCCAAATGAACTCTTACAAAGTGCCAGCGACACAATCAGCGTCCGTAACGCTACTCATGGCGACGTGCGTGACAACATGCGCCGAACCGGGATGCTCTTATCAGCGTACCTTGAAATACCGATTCACGATTATCAAGTCGCGGTCATCATGCAGCTGGTCAAAATCAGTAGAACACAAGAGTCCCCATACCTGCTCGACCATTGGGTCGATTTGCTTGGGTACGGAGCAATCGCGGGAAGTCTCGCACTATCAGAGGAGCTTGACTAATGTTTAACTTAGAGGAATACACCACAGTTGCCGAACGCATCAAGCTATTTAGACAAATGTTCCCAATGGGAAGAATCATCACCACGCTTATTCATGAGGATGCGGCGCGAGTAGTTTTTAAGGCTGAGCTTTACAGAGATGACACAGATGACAGGCCATTCTCAACAGGTTATGCCCGAGAGATTACAGCTGAGCGAGGAGTCAACAGAGACTTTGCGCTTGAGAACTGCGAAACCTCAGCGGTGGGAATTGCTGCCAAGAATGCAGATATAGGCACTGAAAAGAAATCAATCAGTCGTGAAGAGGCTGCCAAGGTTAACCGAGTCAAAGAGCGTGATGCAATGATTCAGGAAACTAAGGTAAAGCTTAAGGAGACTGCAACCGAATACGTCCCAGTACCAAAGGAGGATGACCCTTGGACAATCAGAGCAGCCGAACCTGTTCAGACTATGGAAGGAGCAGTCGAGATGGTGAAATCCGTACTTGGTGGCACAACGGACAAGGACATACAGCGTTGCAAGCATGGCGATATGATTTGGAAAACTGGCACGTCGAAGACTGGTAACAAACCCTGGGGTCATTGGCGTTGCGTCAATCAAGTTACAGCCGGGATGCCAGGGGCAGACACCGAGAAATGTGAACCCATTTGGTACGAAATTGCAAAGGATGGCACATGGCAACCGAGAGCCCGCTAAAGTCAGACTTTGACCTGGACTTCCGATATGGGTCACAAGGTGAGCAGCTAGTCAATGATTTGCTTACAGGTGGTAAGACAGTTGAAGTCAAGCGTGACCGCCGATGGGTTGAAACCGGCAATATCTACGTTGAGTATGAATGTTGGTATAACAATTCCCAATCATGGGAGTTATCAGGACTAAGTGTGAGCAAAGCCTCTTATTGGGCTTTTGTCCTGGAAGAAGCGGTCATGCTAGTTCCACGCTTTCATGTTGATTGGGCTTGTCGAATGTATGGCAAGCCAATCACCTGCAACATACAGCCGAACAATTCCCGCGGCTTTCTGATTAGGCCGGAGCATTTGCTCGAAGCAGCTGAGGAGTTAAATTAATGGGGCATTTACAGTTCATGAATCAAGACAATGAATGGGAGTCATTTCCTACAGCTGAGGAAGAAGCTAACCTCAGAGCCAACGCACAAGCGTTAGAAGAATTGGGGTACAAGCTCATTTGCCAAATGTGCAACACAATCCCTACATTCATGCAGTTAAGGCAGCGATGGCTGCTTAAAGAGTGGCAATGCAAGAATTGTCACACCATAAATTCTGCTGGCAGGGCATGACCTAATCCATGTCACGTCACAGAAAAGACCGAGGGCTAAGGACGGAGCGCGTCGTCGTTGAGTATCTATCTCAATGGTGGAGCGGCTTGGCTGTCGGTCGCGGCGCGGGTAACGACGTGGTGAATTTCCCCATGGACGTAGAAATCAAAGCGAGAAAAGATTTCAGCCCGCTGGAGTACCTGAAACAATCCAAGGCGCGAACGGAGAAGACTGGGGAATCTTCCCTGGTAATTTGCAGAATGAATGGACAAGGCGAGACACCAGCTCAATACCTTGCTTTCATGACTCTTGGCGAGTTGGTTCAGGTACTCCTTAAAGCCGGTTACGCGGATATTCCAGCACATTCGCTACAATTAGAGCCTAGTTATTGTCAATGCGGCAATACCATATTGAAAGGCCAGCCATGTCTTGTCTGCGAAAAGCTCAATAATGCCAATCTATGAGTTTCAATGTTCAAATGATGATTGTGAATGCAATGTTCATATTGAGAAGGAAATCAGCATAACCAAGGCCGCTGAGCTTGAGTGTCCATTCTGCAATGAAAGCATGAGCAAGGTGTATTCAAGCGTTGGGGTTATCTTCAAAGGCTCAGGATTTTATTCAACAGATAAGTGACCTATTTCACATATAGCAATATGTCCGAATTGAGGTAAATAAATATGATTCATCCTCTTGACAAGCTCGGTACTCTACAGGCTAGAGCCCTTAAAGGGGCTCACAGCGAGCCGCTTAGGCGGAGAGCTCGCTGGGTAGCCGCCGCTATTGGGATAGCTCTATGCTTAATCCCGGAGACCGCATCTAATAGCGTAGTAAGACCTATTCAAACGCTTCAAGAGATAGCTGATTACCATTTACCTGATAATCAATATAAATGCCATAACAAGATTGTGTTTAAGGAAAGCACCTGGAGAGCTGATGCTCGCAATGGCTCACACTATGGCTATTATCAGATAAGAAACACATTACTCAAAGGCGCACCTGATGATTACCAATTTGTATTCTATTATAAATATGTAGCTCATCGTTATGGGCTAGACTCTTACAATGATGAAGTCCCTAACTATTGTGCTGCACTCAATCATCTTGAGCGCAAGGGTTGGCAATGAGTAGCAAGAAAGGTGACCCACGTCTCAGTAGAGATTACAAAGCATTTAGGCTCAAGGTGTTGAGTCGTGACCAGTATCAGTGCCATTACTGCCACAACCCAGCCGATACTCTTGACCACATTGTCCCGGTTAGTCAAGCTCCTGACCTGGCCCTCAGCTACGAGAACGCTGTGGCCTGTTGCAAATCGTGTAACAGTGCTAAAGGCTCACGCTCACAGGCGGTTTTTTTAGGTAGGAGGGCTAC